TCAGTTTCAATACTTATGGTGATATTGCCAGTTGGGGCACCAGTTTTTTTAAGCCATAGCCTTACCTGCGTAACTGTGCTTGAAGTATTGCACTTGAACCCTTGCGAAATATTCGTATTTGTCGCAGTATCCCGCCAAGTATGGTCAAAAGTTTGATACCCTGGGGGATAAAATTCATCTAAATAATCCGTTGGAACTTGGGTACTATTTATCTTTGCAAATCCACCTCTTTTAACCAATCTATTCTTAATACCAGAAGTATGCCAGTTCCTCATGTTAGGGCTTGAAGTCAAAGGCATGACAAGCAGAGGTGTGCGGGTATCCTGGCCACCTGAAAAGTCATTTATGAGAGATATTTGATTTTTAAGCACTTTAACCTTGATAATCTAACATTGAATTTCTTCTTGGAGTATTAATAGTAATCAATGGTCTACCCATTCTTGGATTACGGCCTTTTTTCTTATCGTCTGTTTTATCTGCATCATCAAGTAATCTTTTTGCCTTTGCTTCCCATCCTGTCATGCTATCCAAATCACCTTGTTTTCCAAGTAAATCAGAAATGGCATAATAAACAATAGCCATCTGTTCTGAGGTGTCCGGAACTTCTGGAATATCTGAATCAGCAGATAATTCAATGTTCTTTTTGATATAGTCAAAATTTATTACAGATGATTGAGAAATAAATGAACTAGAAGGAATCGGAGTAAATTGTATTTGTAAAGTACCATTGACTTTGGTTATCCTGCAAACTTCGGGAGTACCAACTATGGTATTGTTTAATCTTTTAGCCCATTCTTCATCATCAAGAACGTCAATTTCTTGTCGTTCACCTGCCAAGAAATACCAACAAGAAATAATATGGTCAAAATCAGGGGCGGCTGTAAGAATATTATAAGACTGTGTTGACGCTACCGGTGGAACTGTAGATTCTCTTTTAAGTGCTTCCCAATTCCTCATTCCAGCGATACGACGTACAGCGTCCTTAACTGCTGTCTGTGCCTTAGTCTTAGAATTGGTAATGTTGTTTATATTGGCGTAGTCTTGGACACGAGCATATAAATCCGAGTAGGCCAGTCCATAAGTTGGCATAGAATCCCCTTATAAAATATCCAAATGCTCTTTAATGACCTTAAAAATCATATTTAGCTTGGACATTTTATTTTGATATTCCATTGTCAAAATTTCTAAATCCTTCTGCCTACCTTCGTTTGACTTAATCAAATCTTCTGCCTGTTTTTGCAATAGAGAAATACCTTCCTGCTTTTTAGTCAAATCGCCAGTTTGGTTATTTATATCCTGTTCTTTATTTTTAACCTTTTGATGAAGTTCAGAGGCGTCATCTTTAATTTTTTGAGCTTCTGACTTTGCATTATCTATAATCTGTTTGGCCTTATTTTCTACTTCAATTTGACTTTCTTTCATTTTGGAAATTTTTTCAGCTAATCCGCTTAATTCAGAGGTAAGATTAGATTTCTGTCTGGTCAAATTATTTATTTCACTGGTCAAATCTAACACCGTTGATTCATCATTATTAAGGCCTCTTGTAGTCATTTTTATTCTCCTTCTTTAAAATAACATTTTCCTTCTTAATAGTATTTACCTCTTGCAAAGGTTCCCTATCAACAGCTTCAAATTCAAAACAATTTGGTAACTGAAAGATAAAATCTCTAACTGGCTGTTCGGTAATATCCAATGTAAATTTATTTTCTGGACTAAAACTAAATTGCCTTCTTCCGTAAGTCACACGTAAATGTGTGCGGCCTCCCTTATACTTTATGAGCATAAATCTCCTTTTTTTACCGCCGTTAAAAGCCCAAACAAAACAATCGCCGTACCTGCAAGACGTGGATAATCCATAAAACTATACCCAATTCCTAAAATAGCCAATACCAAACACGAAGTATACAACGCTAAGACTTCCAATGTTTCACGTTTCACATTAATAAATTTACTCCCCATAAATAACAAAAACGCTATTAACCCAAAAATGCCAATATTATTAAACACTTCTAAATAAATGCTGTAAGGGTCTGTAAAATTTGACATTGGATGATTAGTCCCTGAAAGATAAGTGCTGTACTGGAATAACCCTATCCCGTTACCTTTAAACCAATGCTGGCATCCGCTCATAAAAGCATATTTCCAAGCCTCAAAACGTATCTCCATCTTTTCAAAATGACCATATAAATAAATCGCAGACAATATAAAAAATACCTGCCATAAAGGCATTGACTGTATCTTTAATCCTTTTTTCCATAATAAATAAATCATCCCCGCTACACCGGCTACCAAGGCGGTTGCTGAATTTGCTAATAACAAACCAATCGCAGGGATGATACAAAGCCAAGGATTCAACGCAAAGCAAACAGGTAATGCCAATGCCTGATAAATGCCAAGCTGGGTCTTATAAGCCATCAATCCAATAATTTCACCTTCTTTAAAAAGTAAAAAAGGAATATGAAAAAACTGTAAAATAGCAAAAGCGGTATTGATAAAAGAAACAAAAGCAATAACCATGAAAAAATACCGTAAATTCTTAACATTTGCCATTACCGAAACGAGGTAATAAAGTAAAAAACCTAAGAATACCGTTGGAAATATTTTTATTGATAATGGATGTGCCCAAACATTTAAAACACATATCAAAAGAAGCCATTTTATAAAATCATCACCAAATAACCTTTTTGGTATATCAAACAATGATAAAATAACTAACAAGACAACCCCGTACATAAAAATCTGGCGTTGAACTATTTCTACACCATTCGTAAAAAATCCAAATTGATACCATTGAAGAGCAGCTAACCCTGGAATACTTAAGGGTAGATACAATATCGGTGAGATTAAAAGAAATATTCCAATCGCAAGTTTAATCATAAGTTATGATTAAAGTACCGTTAGTTACAATCGCATAAATACCGACAGTTGTTTGGACTGGCTGAGTACCATAACTCCTTGAATAACTATTTCCAGAAGTAGACTGTGCCCCTTCTGCCATAATTCCAAGGCCTTGTGTACCACATCCTTGAATTGTTGTGGAGTCGCAAATAGTATAAGTACCATTAGATGATGTGGCCTGAAAATCAAGTGACCATATTTCACCTTGACCAGTCTTAATCAGCGTATTTGCACTAACAACCTTATAAGTAAAATTTATCCGATTACCTGCATTACCAAAAAATGAACCCTCAGTAGCATTTGCATCAACGCTAATAAAGAAGGCGGATAGCAGTAACCATGCCGATAAAAATAAAAAACCAAACAAAATTTTTTTAGTCATAACATCCCCCAGAGAGGGTAGGGGCAGCCCATCTCCCAACAGACAAACCCCTACCCATCACTTTAATTTCAATAATACAATAAGGTCAAATCAGCCGTAGTTGTCATAACAACAAGACCATTGACGAAGTTAATACCTGCATCGCCAAGGTCAATCGGGCCTTCAGGGCCATATTGTGTAGCCTGTCCACCTTCTACTAAGATATTCTGATTAGAATTTCTTGTAGTGATAACACCAGCGCTACTCACAACATCTTGAGCACCTGCCAGAGTGGCTGAATCGTAGATCGTCCACACTGCATTTGAACTATTTGCAACACCAGAGATATATCTCAAAACACCACCATGAGCTACAACTAAAGTGTTGGCGTGTAAGACAACCCCTGCATTTAACTTAATAGTCCTATAAGGACTTAACTCATTACCCACCTGACTTGCGAAACTTAATGAAGATAAGCTAACTCCAATAAGTATCGCAAGGACTAAAAATAATTTCTTCATACTTCCTCCTTGTTAGACGCTAATTGGGTTATCTGCATAAGATTTCATTAATACCATGTTTACAGCACCGCCAGCACTATTCTGAATAACTGACTGGCCATAAACACATTTAATACCAATACCATTCTCAAAACCATAATCAAATGTTTGAGTAATAGGTGTTGGTTTCATTCCCCATCCACGGCAGGCCATTTCAGCACCGAAGCCGATAATGGTCGATACATTGCGTTGTGTGATTAACGCACCTGACGTATGAGCTGCGGCAGTAGTTCCACCAGTACCACGAGAAAGACCGGCAAACTGGTAAGTCGTACCAGCTAAATTTCCTGGTGTAACGCTGGTATAAGTCATCTCTTCTGAATCAATACGAAGAGTACCAGTTGCAGGGAAATGAATAGCTAGATTTTTCTTTGTGGTAATAACATCAAAAATAGCCACAGAATCACCAGAAGCCATTGTGGTGAGCAATCTAATTTCAGGACGCAACGGAGAACCTGTGATGTTATTCGCAGATTTCTTGCCTTTATGGGTATAAATTATAATCCCGTTATAAATACCCAAAGCACCTGTGATTAAATTATTTTTCATATAATCACGAGGCCCAGCTTCACGCTGTGCTTGACCCCAGACTGGGTCTCCTTTTAACCAATACTCATCAACTTCGGAAATCACGCAACCATAATATTCTTCTTCTCCGTCTTCACCTTCAGAACGGATAGGAATGGCTGTACGTTGAAGAGCCAATTTAATACGGTCAATTTCTTCAGTACCAAAATGGTCATTAGTACCTAATGTGGCCTGACTTGTCGCCGCACCAGCATAAATCGTATTTGTGGCGTTATTGATGATTGAGTTAAACATATCGCTATCCATACGGCGAGCTAACCAATCAGACAATTTTTCACGAGCCGTTTGCTTAACATTGAAATTAACCCTTCTTTCAACATTTTCGGTATAAGCAACTGCGTTTCTCAACCAATCAATGGTCAATGTATACTGACCTAAAGATAATTGGTCTTCGTTCCCTTGCAACGTGGATTCACCAGTTACACCAGCAGAGAACAACTGTGATACCGTATTAAATTTAATGGTATCGCCTGGTTTCTTTGTGAAATCTTCATTGACTATAATCGGTTTACGAGAACCTTCTTTACCTTCAAACCTTTTACCCCAAAACGCCCGTTTGATGGCATCTGAACGTAATCTCTCAGTCCACCACGTAGGTACTGCATTTTGCAGTACCCCTGCACCGGCGTTATAGGTCATATCGTTAAGGGTAGAACCCTTTTCGTTTAGACCTTTTAAGGATAAAAGGAAAATCTTAAATAGTTCGTTCATAATTTCCCCTTTTTTTAACCTGTTTGTGCCATATCGTAGGCATCTTTTTGTTCATCACTTAATTTTTCGTATTCTTCCCAACTCATTTTCCCTTTAATACCACCTGAAGTAGTACCTTTACCTTGAATTGCGCCTAATTTCTGTTTACCGAAATTAGGATCTGCCTTTGACTTCTTTTGTATAAGAGCATAGGCTTCTGCTATCGACTTATATTCTGCATCTGGTCTTGTATACCTCTTAAAAGTACCGTCTGCATTAAATTCAGCGTAATCTTTCTGCAAAATACCATCTGCAATTTTATACAAAGGACTGTTTTGATTGAAGGCACCATCTTTAACAAGTTCATACTCATCACCAAAATCTTGAATAGCCCTTGCCCGTGAGGATGTTACTCCGTTATTGTAATTGGACATAAAGGTATTATTTTCGTTATACCTATTTAGAGCTTTTTCAATCTGTTTTTGAGTGTAAACTCCGATGTTCTTCCTAAAATCAGGGTCATAACCTTCGAGCAATTTTTCAACGTCATCTTCTGTTGGTTGAGTCTGTTGTGATTGCTGCGTTTTAGGTTTCCAAGTTTTGGTGTTGTGGTCATATTCTGCAAATTGCTTCAGAGTATTTACCACTGGTGCTACTTGTCCCTGACTATCCTCATAACGCTTCTTATAAGGATTGTCTTCCGCTTCCCAATCCACTGTAGGTTGTTGTTCCTTTTGAATTGGTTGACCATTTGCATCTAACTCTTGTTCTTCTGCCTGTTCGGGCATTTGTCGCTCCTTGTTAGGGGTTAATAAAAACAAAAAAACGGGCAATAATGTCTGTTATGACACTATTGCCCGTCGGAATTCCGGTGGTGGCTATTCTATGTTAATAATATTTTTCTCTAATTCTCCCCAATCGTTTCTGTTATTTCCCTTTTAACATTATGAGAAACTTTACCGTCGTGAAAATCTAAAATTAATCGTCCAGTAAAATGTTCTTTCATCAATATAGAAATATAATGAACTATGTTATTAAACGTCATCAAACATTCCCCAAAACTTGCTTTGCGTCAATCTTATCTTTTTCGTCATCAGGCATATTCATATACGCATCTTTATCCATACCAGGGCTTTTATAATCACACCCAATATGTTGCATAATAGCGTCGAGCTTTGCGTTTATTTCGTCTAATGGATTTCCAGATGTTTGTTGTGTTGGATTTATTGGGGGCATGAAATTCTCCTATTTAGTCTTAGCCTTCTCTTCTAAAGTTTTTGGCAATCTCTGAACTTCCCGCCAAACCGCTAAAGCCAACTGTAATCTTTTCAAATCCTCACCTTCAAGTGTACCATTTTCTTCCATTTGTTTCTTTATATTTTCAATTTTTCTTTCAACTGCCTGTGTATAAATATACCATCCCTTGCTATTAAAAATCTCAAGAAAAGTAACATACTCTTCTTTTGCTTTCTGTATTTTATCGGATCGTAATTGTTTTGATTTTAAAAATCTTTCAAACATTTTATAAACTCCTTACAAACCAAGTTCCACTAAAATTAATCAATATTCCTGCACTTGCGTTAAGATAATAAAAATATCCTTCATCACATTTGCCGTGATACCAGTTAAGATTTATACGGTTCACTACACCCCCGCCATATCCTTCCCACCCTTAGCCTTTTCCATATGCTCAACCAAAGCCTGTAACAACGCTTCCTCTGGAGGTATCTGTATACCGGCCTTTGCGGCCATCTGGACACGCCCAGAAGGCGGTAAATCCTTAAAGTGCATGGTCTCTGCTGGCTTCTTAATAGATACCGAAGGATTCTCCGCTGTGCCCTTTGAAGCCTTCTTATTTTCAATCATTGCCTGGATAGAAGCCGCTAACATTTTAAGTTGCATATTCATTTGCTTCTCTTGCATGATTTCTTCTTCAGGTTTTAATCGAATATTACGAGTATCTATCGCAAGGAAATAATTCCTTGTGGCATCGAGCATAGTCATTTCACTAATCGCGGGATTACGACCGAAACCTTCTGAAACTACCCTCAAATTATTAGCGGCTTGAGCCTGTTCAAGCTGACGGTTAATATTTACCGAATTACCAACAGATTCATAATCAAAATTACCCTGCCAATAAGACTTACGGATAGACTTAAAAGGATTTTCTTTATCGCCGGTCAACTGATAAACAAAATCATCATCCAAAAATTCAGAATTAAGACTCACAATAAATTCAAACAAATCTTCATTCACATCTTGCAACGCGCGAATCATATCGTCAAATTTAATGTTACCTTCGCCAATCACAGAAGAAATACCGCTATAAGTCCTGTTTGCCGCCAATCCTCCGCCATCAGGTTGTGAATAGTCCGTTAGTCCAAATAATTTTTGAACCATTCCAAGTAAAAATTCCATCTTCTGGAATTCCATAGATTCTTGCTTAGGAAGTTCAAGAACTTTATAACCTTCAGAATTATTTGATTTCCATTTAACGCCAGGGCCAAAAGGATTCAACTCATCCTCATGGTCTTCTGGTGTAATTATAGGAGGGTTATTATTGATAGACCCTCTATCAATCATCTGATTAAACACTGCGTCAATCATGTCCCTTAAACCAATTAAAAACTCAGGAACACCTTTACCAAATGGTTTACCTTCCATCGGAATAATCTGGTAATGGAAAAACGGACGTACTGCGGTAGGTGCTAACATCCATCCTAATAAAATTTTATGTTCAGGACAAACAAACGCAACTAACTCTTCGTCCTTGTCATCTTCGTCAATATCAAATTTACCGTGCCATTCATAAACTTTTATTTCTTCCTGCATGGCCTTATGATGGTCGTTATGCTTTTCAATTACTTTTTCCCATAGCTTATCAATATTTTTAAACTTGCCTTCTTTAGGGTCGCCCTCACGTCTTGAAAACCAATCGAAAGTTTTCTTATAGGTATCACATATCCACGGCCATTCGTCTATTTCAGGGCTATCGGCATTTTTAGGCACTACCAATTCTTTAACAGTGCGGCCATAAATCATCGGCCCTTCGTAAATAGTTTTCTCTTCTTGTCTTTCGTCTTTGACTATTTCGGGAATAGTTCCTAAATTATCTAACACGTGTTCTTCTGGTTTAAAATCTTCTTTGACTTCGATAGGTTTTTGGGTCTGCGGGTCAATCAGCAACTCGCCTGTCATTGGATGTTTCAAATTTCTTATAACTTTATTAAAAGGTCTTGTCTTTTTCTCCCAAACCACTTTAGCAAACCCATCACCTTCAATAATCACAGTCTTAAAAATCAATTTCATACGACGATAAATTTTTATCATCCGTGTTAATTGATAATTAAGGGCTTCTTGGACGACTGGTGCTTTGGGAATATCTTGCGGATTCGTGGTGGAAATCCATGCTACAGGTTTAACACCGTAGCAGACTTTTAAAAATCTTGGCAGGAGTCCTTCAATAGTGAAAGCGTCTATAGGTATACCAACGTCGCTACTGCCTTCCCACGGGCTGTCCTTGGGGTTTTTCTTAGGGTCTTCGCCCCATCCTAAAAGACCAGAGATAGACCTCTTCGCTTCATATCTTTTTGAATATTCTTTAACTTGGTCTATGCGGGATTGCTGTTCGGTAAGTGATAATTCTACTTCACGGATGATGTAATCTTTAAGTTCTTTTTCTATGTCTTTTTTGGGGAGTTGTTCCATTACTTCTTACCTTTTAACCTATTTTTCAAATAATCCAACGGCCCCATCCCTTGTCCAGTAACAATCTTCGGCTTCTCTTGCTTAGGCCCTTTAGCGTCAAGTAAAATCTCAATACAAGCCATTAAAGTTTTTATAGCCTGTTTTCTATCATTATAAAATGCACCAGGAGCATCAAGGCAAAGTTCTTTTCCACGCACCCATATTTCGGCAACTTTAAATTCTTTCTTCGATTCAGGTTCAGGAGGTAATGGTTCTTTTTCGTGTTTACCATTAGACGGTTCCTGCTCTTTAATCTCATCCATTATTTCCCGCTCCCCAAATGAATAGCAATATAACAAAAAAATATCATTACAATTCCAACTAATATACCTAAAATCAACTCAAGTTCATCTTATGGAGTATACATAACTAATATCCATTAATAAGAACATCTTTTAAACATGGCTGTTCCGGTTCTATATCTAAACAAAAAGTCCCTATCATATCTGAACCAATATAAGAATAAAGACAATAAGAACTATTGACCATAACAAAATATTTCATCTGTGGTTGTCTAATATAACTCTTAGTAACCACTAAGCCCTCTATTCCTTGGCACTTGTTTAGGCATCCTAAACGTATCCTTAAACGGCTGCTCCATCCTTACTTGTCCCGCAATCGCACGAGCCATAATCAAATCGTCCGCTTTACCCTTCTCTGCTTCCGGTTGACCACGTTTGATATTATTAACAAAAGTCCAAGCCTGGCCAATAAGGTCTTTATCCAACAAATCAGTAGAACCGTTTTCAATCTCCGACGACAACTGCGCCAACATCTGCGGCCTAGTAACGCTATTCGTATTCCAACCCAAATCTTGCGTCTGCTCCACGATACCACGCTTAGTCTTAATTTTTCGATACACCCTGCCATAATTTTTATACAACCCTTGATTAACACTATACCCATAACCCTTGCTTTCACAAGCAATAATTGAATTATTATAAAAATGCCCCATTTTTATTAAATCTTCTTCGAAACGGTCGGGGGGGATGTTGTGGTTATAAATACAGCAGGTACGGTTAGTTTTTTTATTAATTACTACAGCCGCAGATTTATCCCCGTGCTCCAATCCTTCTGCGGGGTCGCCCGCCACAACGTATTGTGAAGCACGCCCAGGCCACTCATACACTTTAAACAACCCTGTCGGATTATCACGCCACACATACTTACTCCCCTCCTTCACAATATTCCCCACCGCCAGTGGCTTTACCGACTCCTGCCTTCCCAGCGCCGTCTTATTAAAAAAATTATCCCCCGTAGATATAAAAGCTGTCTTAGCACAATCCGGAAACTCCTGGTTAAACTGCAAAATATTCCGGTTACAATTATTAACAATACACCACCGACGCCACATCACCTGGCCATGACTCAAACCATACCGCTCCTGTAACATCTTCTCATCAATTAAAAAATTCTCCCTATCCGTCATCGTCGCAAATTCAATGGCGTCCACCGGATAATCACCGTCGATACAATACTCCGCAACCTCAAACCAAGGAATAAAAAAGCACTCCCAATCCGTCAACCCCGCCTTCGATGCTTCTTCAGTCGCTACCCACTCGTCATAAAACTGGTTCATACCATTCGCTGTCGTCTCGCCAATAATAAACGTATACGGTAAATTCGGGACTGCCTGGTTTATACCAAGCATCAGGGTTTTTAAATCACGAAACCGGCTGACCTCACTCAAATGCACAAACCTGAACGTAAACTTCCGGCCTGCGGATAAATTATCCGAAGTATCAATTAATATCTGGCTATGAATTTCCGAAAACTCTAATTTCTTCTCATTCGAATGTTTCGGTACCGGCCTTAAATGTTCCTGCAACATCTCCTGAAACAACTTCTGCATCCCAAATAAATAATTCGCCCCGTCAATATCATCCGCCACGACCAACGACGTTACCGCTTCCCTCTGCGACGTTATCGCATACTCAATCGCCTCTATCAGCGTCGATATGCCAGTCTGACGGGCTTTAAGGCACCATATCCGAATCGGCTTTTTTAACGCCACCAACTCCCGTATCCTCTTCAACAACCGTCGCTGTACTGTATTCAACTTCAACGGCAATAACTCGCCACCCTTCGTCCTTATCGTCAGATACTCGCCTTCCACCAATAACAGCGGGTCATCCATGAGAATAGACTTCTCCGTCAACTGTAAATCTTTATCGGACATTTTATCAAGTAGGGTATGGTTCATAATTCCTTGCTAATATCGTCCAACAGGGAAATAAACTGAGCAACTGTCAAATCTTTAATTATTTCTTTCTCAATTAATTTCCTCAAAATCTTCAAAGCCTTTCCTGTGTTATCCATACTCAATAAACCTCCAAATGGATAGTAATGGTTGTGATGAATTTCTTTTGGCATAAATGGTTGAAAATAATCCCCCGCTTGTCCTACACCCGCAACCCCCGCAACCGTTTGTCCTGCACCTGCACTTACTCCATTTCCTTGCACCATATCACTCCTCCTCCTCCTCAATAACCTGCGTCACCGTCACCTTCTGTAATAT